ATTGGAAACCGCCGTTTTCCCAATTTTGATGAACATGACTTTGCGCGGCATCCGCTTTGACCGGGATAAATGCGGCATGTTGATCGACAGGCTTATCGTGCGGGAACAGCAGATTCACCAAGAGCTGAAGTCTGCCTGTGGAAAATCTGTGGACATCTGGGCTGCCCAATCGATTGCCATGGCCTTTGACAAGCTGGGCGTAGCCTACGGCAAGACGGCTGCCGGGGCACCGAGCTTTACCAAGAGCTTCTTGGATGACTGTGCACATCCTGTGGCTAAGTTGATCGTTGAGGCCCGTGAGACCAACAAGACCCACGGCACCTTCCTTCAGCCCTACATGGACTTCAGCAAGAAGACCGGCAGAATTCATCCGCACGTCAACCAGATGCGCAATGATGAGGGCGGCACCATCACAGGACGGCTGTCCATGAACAGCCCCAACCTGCAACAGGTACCGGCCCGCCACGAAATCATCGGCCCCATGGTCAGGTCTCTCTTCCTTCCGGAAGAGGGGCAACTGTGGGCATCCAACGACTTCAGCTCCCAAGAACCGCGCCTGTTGGTGCACTACGCCCACTTGCTGGGCCTGCCGGGTGCAGAGAAGATGGTGGATGCCTACCAGAACGATCCCAGCATCGATTTCCACCAAATGGTGGCCGATATGGTCTCTATCAAACGCAAGGCCGCTAAAGCCATTGGTCTTGGCTTGATGTACGGCATGGGCAAGGCAAAGCTGGCCAACGAACTGGGGCTGGACGGCGAAGAAGCGTCCGCCCTGATCAACACCTTCCACATCAAGGTACCGTTTCTCAAAGGCACCGTGAACGCGGTGATGAAACGAATTGAACACCCAGCTTCCGGCGGATCGATCAGGACGCTTCTTGGCCGCAAGTGTCGGTTCCCGCTGTGGGAGCCCATGGAATGGGGCGTGAACAAGGCGCTGCCGCATGAACAAGCGGTCGTGGCCTATGGCCCAAGGATCAAGCGTGCAGGCACGTACAAGGGCTTGAATAAGCTGATCCAAGGGTCAGCCGCAGATCAAACCAAAGCGGCCATGGTAGCTCTCGCCAAGGCCGGGCTTAGCCCCATCTTGCAAGTGCATGATGAACTGGCGCTGTCTGTCAAAAGTCGAGAGGAGGCACAGGCTGGTGCCGAGATCATGGCCAATGCCGTGAATTTGATGGTTCCCAGCCGCTGTGATGTAGAGATCGGCCCGAGCTGGGGAGAGGCAAAATAAAGGGCCCCGAGGGGCCCTTTTTAAAAGCGTAACAGCTTTCGGAATATCTGCCAAAACCTTGTCTTGGTCACTGCCGTATCTTCAAACAGATCAAGTTGCGTGATGGTGAAACGATATTCCCCCTTCCCCCTTCCGGGGACAAGGACCGCTTCAATCTTGCTCTCGTTGGCCAAGCTCAGCCCACAACGGCGGACCACGGAAGCAGGCAGGTGAGTGAAAGCTGCAATCTCCGAAGTCTTCAGCGTGTAATTGTTCGAGCGCAAAGCAGCAAGGAACATGGCACGAACCTCAGCCGGTTTCCTTGCGGGCAGCGGCTTGACGTTAATCACCGTGCCCGTCCTTCAAGCCTGTCAGCTATCAGGGTTGCGTAACCTGCAATGTCAACCCAGTGATCCACCACGTCAGGGTTACCGTTAACGATGCGACCCATCTTATGCACGATCATCTCCAAGGCTTCCCACTGATCATCGTCAAAGGCTTTGTTATGCCTTGCTGCATGATCGGCCAAAGATCGTTTCAATGACTGCATGAGCGCAGCGCCGTCTTTAAACGTGCCGTAGTCCTTGGCCCGGGTGTTCAAAGTCTTGTCCACGTTATCCCCGAAAGCCCAGTCCGGCAAACGTGGCTCAGGCATCGGAACCATCTCAGGGGGAGCAAAGGCTCCGTCCATCGCCTTCTTACGCAACTGGTATCCCAGTGACGGGGTAATGCCAAACTTTTTAGCCACGGGGGCTACCTTAGCGTTTGGGTGGTTCATGATGTATTCCATGAACTTTTGTGACTTGCTGCTTTGTTTTCTCATTCCTCTTCATCCTCTTCGTGTTGATCATGACCAAAATTGGTTAAAAAAAGATACTGCCTGATACTGCCTTCCTCTAGGTCCTTCTTATGGAACCTTTCCAATATTTCTAGATTTACTCTCTCGAACGGATTCCACGTGCTTTTGTCGATTCGTTTTGAATCGGACAAGAGCTTCTTCTTCCATTTTTTCTGGGGGGACGATGACCTCTTCCGTTGTAAATTTATGGCCATTACCACACTCCCTTCGTCTTCTGTATCTAACAGGGGTGGCTCTTGTCTCGGTGACCGTGGACCACGCATCGCATTCGGGGCAGTTCATCTTGCCTCCATGCACGTATGTTTCTCGCCTGCTGTTCGTGTTAAGAAAATAAGCTGGCAATTGGTGCACCTGTACACCAAGCCCTGCTCTACGATTGTTTTGCGCTCACCGCGCTCACCGCGCAGCTTGCCAAAAAATGTTCTGATTGCTTCAAGCATTTTTTTGCGCTTCCCATCGTTTACACAATTGTTTTACCGTCTTGGTTTTCTTCTTTTTGTCGCACACGGCGCTCATTGATCTCTCTTTTGCTTTTTGTTTCAGTGTCAGGGGTACCGGCGGATCGGGGAACAGGCCATGCCAACCTACTGTACCCAGCACGGCGCTGAGAATAAGTCGGTCAAACATTGCTCTTCTCCTTGAGTTGGTCTTCACGCGGATGTTTATACCAACCGCTCATATCATCTTTGCTTCTGTACTTGACCCGCACAGTATTGCCCGTGACTTGAAAACGTTCTGGCTCACGATTGTCTTCCATGTCTTTAATGTCTTTGTATGTCCACCCACCTATCATTGTCAAGATCATGTGTTCTTCTCCCTAAGTTTGGCTTCAACTGCGCTGATCAATGGCGAGACTCCAAAATTGTTGTCTCGCAAATAATCAAACTCCTCATCCGTCAGCCCAACCCATGTGCGTTGTACTAAGGCTTTGGCGGCTACCAGTTTGACAAAGGCTTCAAGACGTAACAAAGCAGATTCATGCCAAACACATTCACCATACACTTGTGAAGCTATCTCAATGATTTCATCTTGTGTCATGTGTTCTTCTCCTTGAGCTGTTGGTGTACTTCATTGTGAACATCAACATACGTCCGTGCCCATTCTTGAGGAGATACGCCCGCCTTACGCCCAGCTTCACTCACTGCGATCATTGCCTCAAAAAACTTGTACCTCTCTTTTTCGGGCATTGCTTTGACCCATTCTTGGAATGGTCTCATTTGTTTCCTTCCGTTGCAATTGATTCAGTGCGATTGCGTGTACAGTTTTTTCCACAAGATTCTGTGTAATGACGCACGGTGTCTACCTGCTCACCACAACGTGTGAAGTAGTGCGCCCCATCGTCCACAAACTTGTAGACCTTGCAGCCATCGGACTCGGATAAGAGTTGAGGCACGCGCATCTCAGCTTTCTGTTCATCGCTTGGGCCAAACGTTGACTGCAATACCCCAATAACGCCAAAAATAAAACCAAGCGCAAGTAGTGCTGCAAAAATCACAGAGCCTATGATTGCGAGGTGGTCAATAAGATCGTCAATCATTTCTTCATCTCCCTGATGTAGATTGCAAACGAACTGATGGTGTCTTTGCCAAAGCCTTGCAGCTTCTCAATGTGCTGTGCCACTTCTTCGATGGCATCGTTGCGAATGCCGCCATTCATAATTCTTGTTACATCAGATTGAGTCTGCTTTTGCATTCCATCAACAGCCCCATCTTCATACCCGCGTTGGTACTCCGTAAGGGTATGCGCAGCGCGAACCAATGCGCCATCACTGCTTGCCTTCGTGGAACGCTTAATCGCTGCCAATTGCTTCTCAGCACGCGCATCCCAATCTTTTTCTTGCGTTGGTTTGTTAAACTCTGTCATGTGTTCCTCTTCTTTAAAAGTAGTTCAAGAGTTCTTGCAAACTGCTTTTGCTCTACAGGCATAATGTCTTTTTTGCGAATTTTTATGATGACCCCATAGGCTAATTCAATTTCTTTATCCGTCAACCCTACCCACGGCTTTATGTAATTTTGAATGTCATCGTCTTCTTCAGTCATTACTTTCTCCCCTGCGCCAAGATCGCGCAGATAGCCGCTTCTGCATGACCATTTACACCATCCAATGCACAAGCTACCACCATGGGGTCCGCGCCATTACTAAC